AGGAACAACTTCAGGTTATGGATGGCAAACTCGTCGAGGGTGAAGTTGACGCTATAGCCCGTCTGGATAACGTACTCCGCATCCTCTTCCACCACGCGATTCCGGGAACTGCGGTGCACAACGGACTGCTCCGTGAGTTCATATTCGAAACGCGGGCAGTTTCCAACATCGATGAAGTCGCCATCGACGTTGTTATCGGTATGCAAGGCGATCAGCAGGACGCCTTTGCCGATCATATAATTGTCGACATCAGGTGTCGGCTGAGGAATGTTTCCACTAACAGTGGGTATGGCCATGGTAATACCTCCTATGTGGTTGCTCGTTCGGTTTGGAAATATTGCTGCTCATAGATGATATAAAGATCCGTCTTGGTCAGAAATATTCCGTCGTTTTCAAGGTTTAACTCGCTGGCATTGGCATGAAATTTCGTTCCAACCAAGGCATCAGCGCACAGTTCGAGAAGGGCGAGAATGGAAGGGACTTCCAGACTGCCAAGATTGTGGGGATTGGCGACCCCAACCAGGACTGACAATTCATGCTTTAAGGTCAGTTTGCGATTCTCGCCTTTGCTGACGGAACGGGATTTGGAACTGACCAGGGCAAATGGAGCGGCCAAGTTAACCTCGGCAACAAAGATATCCTCCCGGAGCTGCGCTCTCTTCCAAATCATGTAGAATTCACCCTCGTACGGTTTAACCAACGATAGAGTTGGGACCGCCGTCCGAAGATAGGTCACTATGTTCGTCACCGTGTCTGTCCGTGGTGCATAAAATTCCATCAGAAGGTATCCCAAGTTGCCTGGGTGAATTTCTGCACCCGGGTCGCGCAAATGACCAAATCCACGGCGTCTTCATCTACGCCTGGGGTATGGTTGATCTGTAATTTCCCTTCCGCAATGCGCAGAAGGATCCGCTGGCAGGTTTTGTAAGTGGTGAGCCAGATCTCACTGTTGAAATATTTCCGTAAATGGAGATTCCAAATAGCCATTTTTGCCGACAGATCTGTAAGGAGCGGCGGCGCCGGATCCATGGGTACTGCATGCACGAGACCGACATAGCTGTCGATCTCCGCATCCGCCGTCGCAATGGCCTCTGCGATATTCAAGTCATCCACTTCGCTGGCGCCCACCGTATCGTTGGATAACGGGATCAAGGCGCTTTCCGGGATCCTGTGGATCAAGTCATCATACGTGCAGTAAGCCATTTGATGCCTCGTTTCGTGGTAGGGACTTGCATCCCAAGTGTTGGGTTAATGCGGGTAGCGCCGGCTCCCTGCATCCTTTCCGTGGATGCAGGGAGTTTCGCGCTTTCAGTGTGTCGGTTGGTTCACAATGAACCCGCATGTAAACGCCTACGCCTTCGTGTTCAGGAACAGGTAGCCGCACGAGGACATGATCATCGTGACCCCGTAAAAATCCGTGCAGCGGACGTTGACCAATTTTCCACCCTCCTCCGTGAAGATGTCCACGTAGGGGTAGGGCTTCGGTGAGAAGGTCGGACGAATGGTGTAACCAAAGGCCGGCTCATCGATGTCCGGGGTGATGGACTCGGGGATGTAGCAGAGCATGAAGAAGTCGCTCCACAGATCCTCTAGCGCGCCGAGGGTATTGATGGCCTTGGCGCCGCCAACGATCACCTTCTTGATGTCGTGGACAGCCGCCACAGTCTCCATGGTGACGATCTTGTCCTTGTTTGCGTTCAGCAGCCCCGTGTAGGCTGCGTGGAACTTGAACAGGGATGCCGTGGTGCTACCCATCACCATGGTGTTGGGATAGAGGCCGATGTCGTCCCGGATGATCTCGCGGGCCGCTTCGATATCGCCTACTGGATCCGAACCGACGGCACTCCAACAATTAGCGCCTGCCAGGGTTGTCACGTGACCGGCGGGATAATT